AGAGCGTGAAGCAGTTCGTGAATCAGCAACTCAAGCCCGCTGCGTCCTTTGAGGTACGCACGCTCGTCAATCAGGATCTTTTCTTGAACGCACGGGTTCTTTGTGTCGGCGATGAACGTCCACCCAACGGCGTTGCCGCGAAGTCGCGTGAACTTCACGGGCCAGACCTTGCCGCCGAGCTTGAAGTGATGCGTCTCGCCCATGCCCCGATGGTCGCAGTCGCGTCAAGCGGCTTCTGCCTTGCGGGCATTCCTGATCGCCCGCTTCACCAGCATCCGCCCCGCCATGTCGAGGAACGGCAGCCCCCGCTTCGCGGCCTCCTCGCGGAGCCAGCCGACGATTTCGTCGAGGTTCGCCTCGCACCAGTCGCAGCCGCGTTCGTCCATCGTTCGGGCGCGGGCATTGCACGAGCAGTCTGGAGACGCCGTGATGCCAACCTTGGCGAGAAGTTTCTTCAGTTCGGTGCCGGGGCCGCCGTGCGTCGGCGTCGGCGCTGGTGGCTCGCGCCCCGGCTTCGGCGTCTTGGGGTACGCCGGATGATCTGTGTCAATCGTCCACGAGTCGCCGTCCTGAGCGACAACGCAAGGCATTACCTCGTCGAGCGTGTAGCCACGCTCGCGGCAGCGGGATTCAAGGAAGGTGCGGTGGCAGGTGGTCATGGGAGGGGATAGTTTTCGGTGAAGCGATACATCAACTGCGAAAGAGTCGAGTTGTAAAAACCTCGAAATGTAATCGTTTCCGATGCCGGTATTGATTGGTCTCGGTATCCATGAAATAGCGAGTCGGTTGTCGTCGTAAACTGATAAGACAGCACCACGCTTTCAATAAATTGGCTGGCGGAAAGAGAAAAAACAAAGGGAGAGTTACTAAAAGAGTTTACGCTGGTTCTTTCAATAACCAATGGCGGCTCGTCGAGCATGTTTAGTGTCACAGACACGTTCATAAGCTCCGAGTTGGTGTAAGTAAATGTGTTGAACCGGCAATCCAACCGCCGAAAGCTTTTTGAAGATGCAAACGGCAGCAAGTTCTGGCAGTAAGTGTCCATCTCAAAAAAACCAAACCGAACCCAAGTTGCGCTTTCCCTCGGAGTCAGCGGCGGCGTTGCATTTGCGTTCCACCCATACCACGAAGCTGCAAGCATTTTCGAAGCACTTGAGCCAAATCCGACGAGGTTGTTTAGATATCTATAACCTGAAAACGAGTCTTGCTTTGAAGTTATTTCAGATTGCCGAATAAATGGCGGAGCGGCGTGAGGGAGCTGCCTCAAAGATTCACCGTAAATTGAACTGTGCGCAGAGACTGTTACAACATCTGACACTGCGGGAATTGAAAGGTTGCATTCCTCAGACGGTTTGCAGCACCCACACCCCGTAGCAATGCTGCCATCCTTGATAATCGGCACGCCATTCTTCGTTGCAATCGTCATATCAGCACGCCGTTGTCCCGACCCACCGCAGTGAGCCGTTTTGGATGGTGAGAACCTGCGTCCCGCTGCCAGAGTACCCCGGCTGCTGCGTCAGGTTGGGTTGGATCAAGTACCACGCCGTGCCGTCCTTCGCGATCGACACGTCGCACGAGCCGCTAGGGTTCATGCCGCAGACGAGGTTGATCGCCGCCACCGTATTCGGCGTACTCGTCACGCCTTTGAACGTCACCGTCTTCTCGGCGTTGATGCTCCACGCGCCGGTGAAGGTGCAGACGCGAAACACCTTGCCGCCCGCGCCGCCGACTCGCGGCCCAAACGTCAGCGGCCCCAGGTCGCGGTCGCCCGCCTCAACCTCGCGCACAACCTTGCCGATCCGCTCGGCTGCCGTCTTCGTGAACGTCACCCGCTGGGTGCCAGCCGATGCGCCGTCTGGTTTCTTCGCCACGGCTCACCCCTAGGCGATTTCTTCAAACGAGCCTACGATCTCGATCGTGCCGGTTGCGGACGCGATCGCTTCGATCTTGTCGCCTTCCTCCAGATAGACCGGCGAGTTGCGGTCGACCACGACCACCGAGGCGTCAGCGGGAACGCTCACCGTGGAGCAAACGGCGTGGGTTGCCGTGCCATCGGACACGCGGATCGTGATGTCGCCAGCGTTGGAACCCTGCACGTTCGCTGCAAACAGGGTCGAGACTTTCACCGCCTTGTCGGCTGCGCAGGTCACAAGCGTGATCGCGGCAGTGCCGACCGTAGACGAAAACTGTTTGAGCGTGATCGACGTAGGAGCCTTGATGTTCGGGGCAGCCATGAAAACCTCAACTGAACAGGTAGGACATTCCGATACCGCCACCGTCTCCGCTGCCACCACCAGCGGCAATCGTAATCGTGCTCGATGCCGTCGAGACCGTCACGTTATCACCGGAGGCAATCGTGACTGAGCCGGAGAGCCCATTGATGCTCGTGAGCGTGTAGCCGGTGATGTCAGTAGTCGTGTGGGTATGCCCGATTGCAGCCGCCCCAACGTCTGCCGCCGATGGCATGGCGTGAACGTGGTCCGCCCGCGAGGCGTCACCGCTGGAGCCAGCCGCTGCAACGCCTAACGCTTGCGGCGTGGCACTGCTGACGACGATTCCCGAGGTGCCGCCAGCAAACGCCACGGTAATCGAGCCCGCCGACGTATCGCGGGTGAGCGTCATTCCTGCGCCTTGAACCAGCACGGGATCGACCACGCTGTACCGGGTCGCCCATGTCGCCGCCGTGCCGTCCGTCACGAGCGGGCCATTCGCTCCAGCCTGAGCCGGCAGAGACGAGTAGCCGCTGATGTCGGCAGTCGAGTGCGTGTGAATCGACGCCGCATAGTCGTGGGTGTGCCCGACCTGCGAGAACGTCGCCGTGAGCCCCACTACGTCGCTCGTGGAGTGCGTGTGAGCCTCGGGGGCGAACGTACTCGGAACGCCGCTCAGAGCCGTGTAGCCGATCGTGGGAATGCGTGCGATGTTCAACACGCCACTGTCGATCGCCGCCGCGTCGTGCGTGTGGCTCGCCGCCGCGAACGATGCCGTGATGCCCGTGATGTCGGCTGTGCTATGAGTGTGGGCAGACGGTGCGAACGATGTAGGCACGCCCGACAGGCTCGTGTAGGAGCCACTGGTCGCCACGGATGCCAGCCCGCTCACGTCTGCGGCTGCCAGCGAGATCGCTCCTGTGCGACCGGCCACGCTCTGCACCGGGGCAGCCGCCGCCGCAGACGCGGTGAACGAAACAACGTCCGCCGTGGAGTGCGTGTGAGCCGAAGGCGTGAACGACGCCGGAACGTTCGACAACGCCGTGTACGAGATCGTCGGGATGCGGCCGATCGCAAACGTGCCAGCGGTCACGTCCGCCGCCTGGAGCACGACGTTGCCCGTGCGGCCCGCCACCGATTGCACCGGCGCGAAGCCCGCCACAGCAGCGGTGCCGTAGGACGCGATCTGGAACTGTGCCGCACTGGTCGAGATCGTGATACCGTCGCCAGCCGTCAACTGGAACGTGCCGAAAGCGTTTGTCGCCGTGCCTGGGGCGACAAGGAACCCAGCCGGGCCGATGCCGCCCCCAACCGTGATCGCAACGGCAGTGCCGCCCGACACGCTCACGCCAGCAGCGGTAGACGATACCGTGACGTTGATGCTCATGGGGCCACCGCCGTCAGGGTGCCAGAGAGATACGTCCGCGTCACAAGGGCAGGGGAGACGCCACGCAAGTACCAGCGGTACTTCTTCGACGGGTCAAACGCTCCCGTCTGTACTTCGGTCAGCGACAGATTGACCTGCCCGGCGGCAGCGTTCACTTCGGTGACAGTAAACGTCGCCGCCGTCGCTCCCTGCGTGTTCACGCCGCTCGGGTTGCTGAACGAAATGCTGGTCGAGACTTCGTAGACAATCGCCGTCCAGGTGAACGAAGAAACGTCGATGTCCAGATCCGCGAGCATCCCGAACTCATCGCCAACCGTCAGCGAGATGTTGAGCGTGCCCGGCAGTGCGATGAACTCAGCCATAGTGCCAACCTACCGTGTTTGTGGGGCTGCTTTTAGAACGGCGGCGTGCCGAAGAGCGGCTGGAACGCCACCTCTGGATGAACGCGGCGGTAGAGAATGTCGGGGGCCACGCCCGGAGACTTGATACTTCCGTTCGTGTTGAGAGCTACTACGTTGGCAGATGCGACCTTTTCGTTGCTCTCCGGGTCGGTCACGTACGCCCGCTTTTTTTGGCTGCCCTCGATGTAGTTCCAGCCCACGTTGGGCAGCATGAGCCGCCACCCGCTCTGCCGGTACGCGAGTTCGACGCTGACGGACCAGTATTTGATCTCGGCCCCGTTGACTACCTCGACCTGCTGCTGGCCGCTGATCCCCTGACATTTCCACTGGTACGCGGCAGCCCCAAGGAACGCATCGGAGTTGAGGGCATTTGTGACCTGTGCGGCGAGCCCAACGGGGAAGATCGCCCGGTTGCCGCTGATCGTCGCCCGCAGTTCAGCCTCTTCGGTCATCGCCCCTTCGATGAAGTCATACGCCGAGTTTACGAGAGGCTTGATGTTTCCGTTGCCGCTGCCATCGTAGTACGCGAGAGCCGGGATCGCCGCGCCGCCGGTTGAGAAACTCCACACGTCAGCACGGGCCAGCGGATTCGGGTCGCTGTCCGCCGTGCCGGTGGCAGGCACTTCATAGCTGTACGTAACCTCGACATGGAACCGATCGAGTTCGTTGAGGCTGCCTTCAGTGCAGAGCAGGTACGAATACTCGGGGTGTGCCGCCCCGTGGAAGATCCCGATCGTGTTCAGCACCGTCTGCGTCGGCGTCGGCCCGTCCGTCGTCGCGTGATACTTGATCTCCGCTGTCGGCGACTCGCCGAATCGGTGCGTGAACGTGCGGGGCAGGACTTCGCGGGTAGATAGGACAGCCATCAGTTCGCCCCCACGATGTCGACGACGCCACCCAACTCGCGGATCTCGCGGGCGATCTTCTGGAGTTCGGAAAGCTGCTTGCGGTACTCAGCAATCGCAGGGTCTTCACGCCCGGTCGCCAACCTCAAAAACTCGCTGATGCCAGCGCCCGTCCGAACGTCCTCGATCTGGAGCGGTTGCTGCGAGACTTGCGAGAGAGCCTGAATCCGCTCGGCATCAATCTCCGCAGCCCGTTCGGCGTATTGCTCATTGAGGTCGCGGATCTGCTCGGCAGTCCGCAGAGCGTCATCGAAGCCACGGCGGATGGCGTCGGCGGCTTCCTCGAAGGTGTCTGGGTCGATGACCTTCGCCTCAAGGTCAAGCTCCAACTGCCGCAACTGTTCCTGAGCGGCAGCGAACGCCTCGGGGGCGAGTTCAAAGTTGTCGAACGTGAACGTCTCATCGAGCCGACCGCGAACTTCCTCGATCGCACGGGCAGCATCACGAGACGAAAACCCGAACTCGACCGTCTCCTGCGCGGCGGCTTCAGCTTGGTCGAGAATCGCAAGGCGTCGAGTCGCAGCCTGTTCCGCCGCAGCGTCACCGGCAGCACGAGCCGCGACGATCGCCGCCTCGGCTTCCTCGATCTGGCGAGTGATCGCAAGAAGGTCTTCCGCCGCCTTGGTCGCCGGGTCTTCGCCGCCGAGCCCTTGGTTGGCGATGAACGAGTCGGCTCGCCGCTGATCGGCTTGGATCGCGGCTTCGGCGGCACGTTCGGCTGCATCCGCAACTCGCTCGCGGGCTTTTGCCTCTTCATCGAGCAGTTTGATGCGAGCCTCAAACGCAGCCTTCTCTTGCTCGGCAGCACGTTTCGCCTCGTCCAGCGTCAGAGTTTCATCAGCCAGCAGTTCAGAGATTTGCTGGAGCGATTGCTGGTAGGCAAATGCGGCTTCAAAACCCGCCTGCCCAAACTCTGAAGCCGCCGTCGCGGCATCTCCAACTGCATCCGAAAACTTGTTGGCGACCGCCTCGGCATTGAATCCGGCGATCGTCTGCTCAAAACCCTGCCTCGCCTGGTCAGCAGCAGCTTTGGCTCGCTCGGGAGAGAACACGCCGCTGTCTTGCAATTCAGCAATCGTTTCGAGCCGCTGCTTGTATCGCTCTAGGGCTGCGACACCCTCTTGGCCGAATGCCGATGCTTGATTCGTTGCGCTCGTAATTTCTTCTGACAGGCGATTCGTGGACTCAGCAGCCTCATCAGAGGAAAACGCCCACTCCAGCAACGCCCCCGCCGCGAGCCCAAAGCCAGTGACGAGAACGCCAACGCCCGTCGAGTTGATTGCCCCGCGAATCGCCACGCCGAGAGCCGCAGTCGATACGGTTGCAGCACCGGCGGACGTGGCGTACGCAACAGCCGCAGCCGCAGCCGCCGTGAAGAACTTCGCCAGATTCGCCACGGCACCGACAAGGATCTGCCGATTGACAAACGCGATGCCAGCCCCGACCGCTGGCAGGATGCTCCCGCCGATCGGCTCCAACACTTGCTGCACAAGCCGAAACGACGTGGCGATGATGTCGGCGGCCACAGACGCAGCCGCGCCGATCGCCTGAAACAGGTTGCCAAGAGTATTCATCTCAGGCGCGAGAATGTCTCCAATCGCATCGGCAATACGGTTGATGCCACCGAGGAACTCCGCTGTGCCCTGCGTGATCCCTTCGCCAAGCCCCGCGAATGGCACTAGCAGCAACTCGCCAAGCCGCGAACTCGCCACGCCAAGGGCATCGAGCCCGGCTCCGAAGTCGTCGATCCGCCGCCGGTCGATGTCCGACAACGCACCGCCAAGCCGCTCGATGTCCGCTGCCGCAGGCCCGAGGTTGCGGAAGAACGGAAGCAGGTCAGCACCGGCACGCCCAAACAACGCCGTAGCCGCCGCCGTCCGCCGGGCGGGATCTTCAATACCCGACAACGCATCGCCGATGAGCTTGTACTGCTCTTCGGGACTGAGCGACTGCAACTGCTCCGCCGTGACGCCGATCTCGGCCAGGGCTTTCTGTGCCGCCTTGCTTTCCTCGTCCACGCCCAGCACCGACTTCTGAAGCCGACCGAATGCCGCACTCACGGCGTCGATGCTCGTGCCGGAACGATTGGCGGATTCTTCGAGCGTCTGGATGAACTCGAACGACACGCCCAACTTGTCGGCGATGTTGCCGAGGTTCTCGACGCGGTCCTCAAGATCGAGGAGCCCGCGAGCCACCGCAGTCGCACCGGCACCAAACGCCGCAACCGCAGCCAGCCCCGCCGTAAACGGATTGACAAGCCCGGCAACGGACGTGCCGATACTCGCGAGCCCCTGCGAGAGTCCGCCAGCAAAGACTCTGCTCAACCCTTCGCCTGCACTCGCCAACCCAGAGAGCCGACCAGCGACGTTGCCGATCGGGCCGGGGATCGCAGCGAGCACGCCGCTGAGTTCATTGAACTTCAGCACGCCCGCGTCACCGGCACCGTCTGCCGCGTCTTCGTAGCGGGCTGCCGCCACGGTCGCCTTCGCAAAGGCCGCCGCCGAGCGTTCAACCGCCTTGGCGTAGTCCGCCTCGGTGAGAACGCCAGCCGCCACGAGCCGATCAAGTTCCGCGACCGAGGCAGCGTAGTCGCGGCTCGCCCGCTCTTCAGCAGACAGATTCGCCTCGATGATCTGCGCGGCACGGGCGGAATCCGCCGCCCTCTGCTGGTCGACGCGGGCCGCTTCCGCCTTCGCCCCGCTCGCGTCCTCGATCGCCCGCGAGTAAATCTCCTCGGACAGCACGCCCGCCCGATTGAGTTCCTCAATCTTGGCAATGGCTGCCGCCCTCCGCTCTTCGTCGCTCGTGTATTTCTGGGTGATGCGAGCCGCTTCCGAAAGCAACTGCTGATACGCCGCCTGCTCATCGACCAACGCCTTGACCTGAGCCGCCGTCTCGTCCGCGTTGGAGTCAACGTTGAACTCCACCGTGCGAGACTCGACCGCGTTGATGACGGCGGTGAGTTGCTCGATCGACTCGATGCCAAGCGTCTCGGCGAGGAGCGTGATGTCTTTGCCTTCGACGCTGTCGAGGAGCGACCGGGCTTCCTCAATCGACTCAAACCCGGCAGTCTGCAACTGGGCCAGCACCTCGGTGCCGTCGATCGCCGCCAACTGCTGCCGTGCCAGTTCGATCGACTCGACACCCAGCACTTGCAGCAACGCATCGAGTTGCCGCCCATCGACGCCGTCAAACCGCTGCCGCAGGTCGTCAATCGAATCGACGCCCGTGATCTGCAACGCCGCTTCGATCTGCGTGCCTTCAAGACTGGCGATCGCAGCCTGGAGGTCCGCACTCGCCGCAATGCCCTCACGAATCCCGAGCACCTCGACCGAGAGCGTGCTGGAAATGTTGCCCGCCTGGATCTGAGAGAACTGATTGCGGTACTCCTCAATCGAGATCGCCCCGGCATCAAGTTGCCGCTTGAGTTCCAGAATCGCCTCGGCACTACGCTGCGCCGACGACGTGGAGCCAGAGACGGCATCGGCTACGCCACCCGCCTGCCGATTGAACTCCTCCAGCGAGATAGCACCCGACTGCAACTGCTCACGCAGCGGAGCGATAGCCTGGGCAAACCTTTCCGCCTGCGTGCCGTCGAATCCGGCAGTCGACGATGCCACGGCCCGCCCGTAGGTCTCCGCGTCGATTGCACCTTGCTGGAGCAGGTCGCCAAGCCGGTCGAGTTGAGCGACACGCCGCTCTTCGGCGGTTGCCGTCTGCTCCGTGATCCGTGCCCCTTCGGCGAACGCAGCCGCCGATTGCTGGGCACTGGAGGTGATGTCTCGCAGTGTCTCGGCGAACGTCTCTGACGAGATTTGCCCGGTCTTGAAGGCACTCGTCAGGAACGCAATATCGGTGGCGACCTGCTGCTGTGCCGCTGCTGCCGCACCACTCGATGAGGCGAACCCGTCAAAGAGCCTCGCTGCTTGGCTGGCTTGCTTGCCGAGGTTCTGCAACTGGCGATCGACCTGCGACAGCCCCTTGGTCATGCCGTTGGCATTGGCCGAGAACTGCACGCCAAGTCCGATCACCGTCGCCATCAGTCACCCGCCAGATCTTTCGCCAACTGTTCCAACGCTGCCTGTATCTGCAACTCGTGCTGCGGTGCCTTCACCACCGGAATAAAGTCATCGACCTTCGGCGTCCGCCCTCGCGGGCAGTACGGGGCGAGGGTCGCACTTGCCATCAACCCCGTCTGACGCCATGCGTCGGGCAATGGATGGAAGTGCCTGTGGATCGCAACCCATTCGGCAAACTCCCGCGAATCCATTTCCTCGCAGAGCCGCTTGACCGTCATTCCGAGATGTGCCGCCAGACGAAACAGGAAAACCCGCGTCGGGCGGACTGCTAGTTTTTTGCGAGTTCCTCCACGTCTTTGTCAGTCAGAGCGTTGTGCTCCATCGCCTTCGCCCACACTCGACTCATTACCTTGGCGGACTTCTTCGCCAGCTGCTCCACCTCGGCGTCAGAAAAGAGCCGCTCGCCCTTCTCATCACACAGGCACTTGGCGAGAAACTTCGTGCGGAAGTTGTCGACGCCTTTGCCCTTGTTGGCGACCCAATCGTTTTCGTAGGCGTCCCGCTCGCCGCAGGTCATCACGCGAATGAAGACGCTGCCGCCCCATTCCTTGACCTTCACCTCTAAGAGTCCCAGGTCATCCGCTGCAAGAATCTGCTCTTTCGTCAGTGCCATGTTTTCCTCAAACGATTAGGGCAAACGTGATCGAGTACCGCGTCACGTCGTTGGTCTGCGCCGTGGCAGACACGCCCGTACAGACTGCGTTCTCTGTCAAGGAAATGCCGCCGCCGGAGATGACCAGCGAGCCGTAGTCGCCGTACCCAGCCGTGCCGCCAAGCGTCTCGACGGTCACGCTTCCGTAGTCCTGGGCGTAACCGCCGAACGTCCTGCCGATCGGCACGGAGCCGCCACGGTCCATCGAAACGCTGACCACCTCCGACAGAGATGATCCGCGAAACGTGACCGTGCAGCCTTGCGAGTACGTCGCCACGGAAACCTCCGTAGCGGACTAGACCCGCGCCACCCGGAACGTAGCCTGACCACGAGTCGCGTCGTTCGTCGTCAGCGTGACAGACGAAGAAGCCACGGTCGCGGCAGCCGACAGCGTCAGCCCGCCAGTGATGGCCAGCGTTCCCGTCGACCCATCGACGATCGGGCTGGTGCCGATGTACTCGATGCTCACTTCGCGGCCCGTGTCCGTGGCAGAGCCCTTGAGCGGACGATCCATCGTCAAGACGTTGCTGCCAGCCGACAGCCCGAGGTGCGACACGTCGATCGTATCGCCAGCCGACACGTCGTTCATCGAGTACGTGATGCTGGTGACGGTGTAGCCGGTTCCGGCGAAAGTCAGCGTCGTGCCCTGAGCGTGCGATGCCATGTATTAGGTCTCCACCCAAAAAACGTCGTAGGTTTGGCGAACAACGTAGAGCGAATCCTCGGAGCCTTCGACTTCCACAAGGTCGTCGGATTCGTCTTCGAGGGTCGCCTGCCGTACCTCTGTATTTTCAATCTGACCGGCGTACCCATCCAGAACGCGGCGAGCCTTGTCCGCCAGATCGCGGACGGATTCATAGGTCGTGCCGTAGTAGGAGAACTCGACCGTGACGCGGGGCAGCCCAGCCGGGCCGCTCATGGTCGGAACCCGCAGGATGCGAGCCCGTCGCCAGATGGCGATCGGGAACTGAATCTTTCCCGAGCCGGTGTAGCGGAGCGGGTAGATGCGCCCGGCGAGCAACGCCTGAACGTCGGCATTGGCGACCAGAGCGTTTCGCAGTACGGCTTCGGGGGATTTGAGTGCCATTAGAACGGTCCCTGAAGTGACTTGATCTGATCGGCGAGTTCGCGGGCAGCCTTGTCAAAGGCTTTTGTGAGTTCCTGCACCATGAGGCTCTCGACGCGGGATCGCGTCTGCTCCCACGCGGTACGGATCGGCGGGCGACCGTAGAATCCTCCGACCGGCATCTTGCCCGTCGAGACCTGTCGCCCGTCTTTTGTTTTGCGAAAACGCTCTTTCGTGCCGAACTCGACAAGCCCTTGATGGTAGCCGAGTCTGGTGTTGTCGAAATCTTCGTTTTGCCTGCGGCCAGCCTTGAATCCAAGGATGGCGATGCCAACTCCAGACCGATACCGCTTCGACTTCACCGCAATCGCCCGTCTGAGGTTGCCAGTCGGTCCGCGTGGCGTGTTCGCTTTCAACGCCTGGAGCGTTCCGCCTTGTTCTGCCGCCCGCCGCAGGGCAGCCGCTTGATGCTTTGCCGCGAGGTTATTAGGCAGGGCGAGAAACTGGTTGCGGATCTGCTCCAGCCCCGGCACGTTCACCGTGATCGAGATCCCGGCAGTGCGGCCATCGGCAGCCATCACCGCTTCTCCACGCAGACCGCTTCGTGCTGCGATCGGTTGCCGTGTTCAAGCAGGCTCACGATCTCCAGCGTCCGCCCCCGCCACGCGAACCGTTCCCGGCTCGTCAGCCCCGGCAGGTAGCGGAGCCGCACCTTGTGAGTGATCGCGGCGTCCTGCTGCCCAGCCAGCAGAGCCTCCCGAGCCGACACGCCTTCGACGCTGGCCCACACGGCAGACGAATCGCTCCACGCCAGCACGGTCTCGCCGAGGGCATTGGTCGTGCCGCTGGCGACTTGGACGGTGACACGCTCGCGGAGTTCGCCCGGTCGGATCATTCCCCTACGGTAGACGGCAGGGGCGGGCTACTGGCAGTTTCGACGCTTCCTGACGGCAGTAGCGTCGTTCGCAATTCGCGAATCCCGAACGGTCCGCTGGGCGAACCACTCGCGGGCATCGTCGCTGGCCTCGTAGCCCTTGTCTTCGCATTCCAGCCCTTCGACGCACTGGGCGTAGGCCGCGAACGCCGTCAGGAACACTTCGCCGCACATGCCGATCTTCTGGCACAGCGAGCGAGCGTATTCGTAGGCAAGAGGCGGCAACTGATTCTGAGGGGTGTAAAGCATTTCCATCCCACGCTTCACGGCGTCCATGTCTTCACCTAAGGTGTGTAGGGTCATTGGCGGGCGAACGTCAGTGGAGCAGGATAGTGAACCCTCTCCGTTTTGACGTATGACATGCCGCCGTAGTTTCCTTCGTGAACAATCACAAATCCGCCTTCATCGCGAACGTACCGCTCTGCCTCGCCGGTTTCCGTATCGCACCACAAAACGTACTTCAGTTCGACGCCGTTGGCGTCAAAAACACGGCACCTGTCAGTCTTGGCGTCAAGGATCATTGAGGCGGCTCGGGGAGCGGCATCCAATGCGACGGCGCATCGTCGTCTCCGAAGAGAACTCCACAATCGCCCTTGAAGAATTCTTCCTCGCCATTCCACCAATGCCGAGAAGAAAAGTCGGAACGCACACTTGCTACGGACGCGCGGCCGAACCCTGGAAGCCATACCAGCACGCAAACACCTTCCTCAGGCAGCCGCTCGCTCACGGAAATCCAGCGAAAGCGGTCTGCCGCGTTGAGGGCATCGCAGATGACGTTCGCATCAGCTTCCCAGATGCACTCACAAACGCCTTCGTACTTGTCCTTGTAGTGCTGGTCGTCCATCATCACGGGCTGCGTCATGTCCACTACCGTGCTGTCGAAGCAACAGTGGCCTGACTCCGAACCGGCCACAACTTTGTATCGGTCAGCCATCAGTCGGCACCTCCTGCTGTCTCGCCCGCAGCATCGCGTCGGCCACTTCATAGGCTTCCTGAGCGTAGGAGTCGCAACTCTTGCCGTTCTGGAAGCCAGCGAGCAGGCCCGTCAGCGCCGCCGCCGCGAACTGGTCGCGGAGCCGCTGGCGTACTTCGGCCTTCATTTCAGCCTCAAGCCGCTCAGGTGATGTCAGAATGTCTTTCAGTGTCGCCATGTCCCTACTCTCCGTCAGTGATGCCACTGCCCCGGCCCACTCGCCGCCTGTCGGTTTGTGTCCCGCCGCGCACGTCTCGGGGCAACCCACCGGCAGCCAGATAGACGCCGTGTGGCGCGG